TTGGCGCAATCGTAGCCGTTTGTACCTTTGTCTTTGTCTTGGCCCTGAAAGCCTTGGATTAAGCCCTACAAGAGCCAATACAGGCGTCATAGAGCGTCTTTCTTTGCTCGTAGCCTATCAAGCCACCATTGATTTTGATGGTCATGCCTTTAATGTCCTCGGCGTCAGCAAAAGCAGACAACTTGTTAACCCTGAAGAACCATCCTGCTGATCTAGCGGCATACATTGGCTCTAAGAGCAAATCAGGGTTGGTAACCAAATCAACACCCAAAGCAGCGCCACAACGGGTGTAGTTGTCCTTGCCAGTCAGTTGCTTCAATCCGCGACCACGGAATTTCCACCCCTCACCAGATTCGGCAGGGCCATTGCCCATACGACCAGAATAAACAAGGTTGGCAATCAGCTCTGGCTTACCAGCTATGCTATTTGCCACAGCAGTAGGCACTAACTTACCATTCTCTTTAATGGGCTTCTTGTCTGCGCCCAAAGTGGCGAATCGGTTAGGCCAGCAAGCCGCAAGAGTTGCAGCCTTGTAAAACAAATTTTCCGACAGCATGGTATAGCCACCAGATTCATGCGAGGTCTGGGCTAGAAAAGAGGCAATACGCTGAGGAGTATTGATCTCAAACTCTTGGCAAGTGGCAACAATGGCATCCAACCACTTTTCAGGGTTCTTGACTTTGGCAGACTGCAAATGCTCGATGGTAGGCGTCATTTGTCACCTGCCATTTCTTTTTGCTTTTTGTCCACATCCTCCGTGTGCCTTGTTAGACGAACCATAGAAGAAGCGAATCAGTGAGTTGACCGCAGTGCCGATCAAAAAGCCCAAAATGATGTTGATAAAGTCCCTATTGCGGTTCTCAATTGGCATGAAAGACACCAAGAAGAAGTACAAGAATGACACACTTGTAATAAACCAAGCGTACATCTGGCTGAACTTACGGGTTCCCTCATCTGCCATATACATATCTGTGGCTCGTTGGGTAGATTTCTCATCCAATTGAGCCATGAATTCAGAGTGGCGGTTAGCCTCCTCTTGCAGCTTGGCGTTGTACTCTGGGGTTGCTTCGCCCTCTGGTTTTAGTTCCATGCCTAGCTTTTGCTGAACAGCATCAACGCCTTTTTCAATCACTTGGTCGGCAACTTTGTGCATCCCATTGTTAATCAGGTTTGCTACGATTCCCGCTACTATTGGTAACATCTTTCATTCCTTTCAATTCATCTTCAAGTTTCTGCCTCAGTTGCTCATTCTTACGCCTATCTGACTTAATCTGCTCTGCAATAATTCTGTTCTCAAGATAGATAAAGGCAACGGCTGGAAGTGCGATAAAGCTGACGGTTGCAAATAAGACCATGCCCCAAAAGTAGATTTTTGCATCGTACTCTGCGATATTAGCCATATAAACACCCAGAAAATGACAATTAGCCCAAGCGTCACCCAATGCGGAACACAGCGGTCAACCCTGTCATTCTCCGTCTTAATCTGGTCAATACGCTTTTGCTTCTCGTTCTTCCTGTCCCTTTCCCTTGCCTTTTTCTGCTCATCAAGAATCCGTGAGTACATCGCTTTATAGCGGCTGTACAACGGCCCTAATTGTGCTGGAGCCTCATTCATCAGCTCCCTTAGCTCTGCACCACACTTGACCAACTTTGTTTCGATGGAGATTAGCTCCAAAGCCCCAATGTTGTTGTCGCCATGCGCTGAACTAAAGACTTTGCGCTCTAGGTCTTCTTTGTAAGCAACGAGGTAAGCCTGCGCTTTAAAGAAGTTGCCAACGTGCTTAATGAACTGGTCAACAATCGCATCTTCGTCAGGAATGTAGTCAACATATTCTTCCTTCTTAGCCTTTTCAGGCTTTGTTTCTACCGATTTGACAGGCTCACTTGATGAGCCACCAAACAACCCTTTTAACCAACCAAAGAACCCAGAAACATCTTTGACGATAGCCTTGGCATCCTCTACGCCCTTCTTGATTCGCTGTATCTCTGCTTTGCCCTCTGACAGCATCTCACAACAAGAGCGTATGCCCTTGAGTGCGCTTGACAGCATGAGCATTGCAGAGATGGGGTCAATAGGTCACTCCTCAGCAGTCAAAGACTTAACGGTTTCCCGCACGGCAGCGCTAGAAGACAATCCAGCCTTAGAACTCCACTTGCTTGGGTCTGCTATCAGGCGCAAAACCTTGTTTTTCTCAACAGTAGGCAATTGCTCCAAGATATTGGCAGCGCCTTGTGGGTTTTTCATGGCTTGAGTCAACAAATCAATGGTTTCTTTGCCAACAGCCTTCTCAAACTCAGAAAGCGCCTTGTTCCCAGCAGAAGCCCAGAAACTTAGGAAAGATGGGAAACGGAAAACAGAGGTTTGCTGCTTAACAAGCTCAGAAAGCGCCTTTTGACCCTCAGATACTTGAGATGATATAGAAAGCTGAGTTAAACGCTTTTGAGCCTGCTCATTTAGCGTTGCTAAAGTGTTGTCCGCCAACTCGGTAGCAATGTTGTATCGACCTGGGCCAAGAATCTTCTCAACAGCTTCAGGAGACTCATTGGTGACAAGTTTTACAAACTCATCAGGATTTGTCTTCCAAAGGCGTAATGCTTCAGCAGAGAGTTTGCGCTCTGCAATTCTTTGCATACCCTTTGAGTAATCCTCAAGATATTTGCGATAACCAGTGCCGCCAGCGTCTTCAATGGCATTTACCAACAAAGGCTTAATATCTGTCAAAACCTTTGATGCAAGGTTTCTTTGAGATGTTGCATCAATGCCTGGACGCAACTTTTGCACCGCCGCATTCACAGAGTTTTTGCGGATTGCATCAAGAGCACGAGCATCAATAACGCCGCCTGCGCTTGTCCATTTGGCAATATCATCAGCAACACTTTGGACTGAGCCAATAAGAACATCATCACCAGCAAAAGATGGGTTTTCAGCAATTTGTGAAATGCTTTGAGCCAACTTATTGCCTTCTAAAGGCTTGATGCCAACATTACGCAATGCATCGGCAGCACTTTTGGCAAATCTAGAGCCTTGTCCAAGGTCAAGAGATGCCTGAGCAGCCTTATCTGACCACTCATTAAAGGCTTTTTCTGCCAATTCATTCTTGTATGTGTACTTGGTAAATCCAACGGGTAAACCGCGCTTAATAAGATCAAGTCGAGCAGAAGCCTGAGCCAATTCTCCAGCATTAATCAAATCACGTACTTTTTGCACCTCTGATGCTGCTTCGCTGGTTAGTTTTCCAGCCGTTGCTTCATAGTCGGCTACCGCTTTTCCCAGATTGGCGCGAGAAAGTGCTGCCTCTCTTGATGGGCCTGTAACTGTTGTCAATGCGGCCTTGGCATTTTCAAGAATACGCCTTGTTTCAGCCGCATTTTCACCTCCAGCCAACTTAGCCAAAGCCTTTAATGACTCATCCTCATTGAACAAATTGACTTTGCGAACGAATTGTGGGTCACGCTGTAAAGCATTGTTAATCAGGGCTTGCCAAGTTGGGTTTTCCAAAGATGCTGTAATTTCTGCAACGCTTTGGTCAGGCTTGGCGTTTTTAAGTTTCTCTAAAACAGCAGGCAAGTCTTTTCCAAGAGATTCTCTTGCAATTTGACCTGCTTTTAGTTGTGCAGAAGAAATTGCTGGAGAAACAATATCTGCAACTTTGCCAACGCCTCTTGCAATGATTGGCGCGGCAACTCGACCACCAGCCTCATAGGTAGCGCCTTCTAAGATGTTACGCAATGGCTCAACAACCTGAGCCGTTCCTTCACGTGGCTTTTTCCCACCAATATAAACATCAGCCAGCTCCATCGCTTCTTTGCTAATTCCATACCCAAGACCTGCGCCACCAAGCATTCCCAATGGGCCAGCAGGTGTTCCTAGCAAACCTCCAGCAACAGAGCCAAGAGCCTCAACTGTTGGAGCAACATAAGGTCTAACAGCCTGATAAACAGATTCTGTTGTGGTTGGTTGTGATGGCTGATTTGGTTGTGCAGGAGCGCCAAAATCTTCTGCCACAGCAAGTTTATTGCGAATGGCTAATTCTTGAATTTGTGCTTTGGATGTGCCTTCAGGGACATTCCTAATCACAGTTCCGTTTGGAAGACGAACATCCATGATTTCCCCTTATTGCAACGAATTGAAGTCAACAACATTTCCAGTTCCGCCTGCCGCTGGAACATTTTCTTTTCTAGAAGAACCTTCTGGCAATTTGCCCATAGCAGTTTCTTGCCAAGCCTTGTAGCTCTTTTCGATTTGTTTAAGGTTTTCTCTAAGTGCCTGTGGGCTAAGTCCTTGGTCAAGAGATGCTAAAGCACCTTCCAATGAGGCAAGTTCTCGGTTAGAAACCTGGCCCAAAGCGCCTCCAGTTGGACTTGCACTACGCATCTGCTGAAGTTGGTCAAATCCAAGACGCGCCTTGATCGTTCCTAAAACAGTGGCCAACTCTTTAGCAGATGTGCCTGGAACAATAGACAAATAACTTCCAACACCAGTAGTTGTATTGCCAATGAGCTTTTCTGCCTCTTTGACCTTATTTAGCACCACTTTAGTGTTATCAATAACTCCTTCAGCTGTGCCAATTTGCTTATCAATAGCATCTTGTTTCTTTTGACGCAACGTATCAATCTTTTCTTGCACAAGTTGTTGTTGCAAACTTGTTGTACTTGCCTTCAAGTCAGCATTTAGACGAGCCATATCACGCTTAAAAGCCTGATCGTTTTCCATCATGTCACGCTTAAACTGCATTTGCTCATCTTGCATTCTGCGCTTCTCTGCCAATTGAGCATCTAAATTTGTCTTGCGCTCAAGTGCTTGAAGAACCACTTTTGGGTCGCCATAACGTCGCAATACAGCTTGAATTTGTTGCTCAGAGGCATCTTCTGGAAGCTGAGATAAAGCACTTTGCAATGCTTGCTCACGCTGACCAGCAATGCTAGTAGAAATCAACTTCTGCTGAGACAATGCAGATTCAGCCATTGAACCAGCCATTTGATTCGCCAATTGAGTTGCTTGAATAGCGCCTTGCATATCTCCAGCCTGCTGTAAAGCCTTGCCATACATTGCCAAACCTTGTGGAGTATTTACATCAAACTGACGAGCCAAAGCGTTGCGTGTGCTAATAACTTTAAGTTGCGGGTCTTCAGCGCCCATCAAACCACCTAAGCCACGACCCAATTGAGCGCCACCAGCATAGATAGCTGCTTGACCTTGCTCAAACGGTGAAAGACGCGCTAGTTGAGCGCCAGTAGCTTGCTCTTGTTGACGAAGAGCCATGCCATACTGTTCTGGGGTCATCCCAAACAAACCGCCTACGATTGAATCTGTTGCCATTAGAACACCCCGTATTGTGCTAAATCACCAATATCACCATAACCACCAAATGTAGATGCTGGAATCACATCTGCACTAGTAGTCCATGATGGCGCATTTCCACCAAACAAACCACCAAACAATCCGCCAATACCTTGTCCAAGTGTAGATGTTGGGCTAGTCAAGCCACCCAAAATAGAGGCTGTTGGACTGTATTGCAACTCTTTACGAGCGCCAAGTTCAGCAGCGCTTAAACCACCTGTAAGACCAAGGCGACCAGCAGTTCCACCAGATTGTGCTGCCTGAGCACCCAAAGAAGCGCCCAAAGACAATGGTTGCAAAGCTGCTTGTTCAAGCGCAGACTGAGCACCATAACCAGCAGTGAATGGGCTAAATGCGTTAGCACCCAATTGCTGACCAAACTGTTGGCCTTGTTGTGTCAAGCCAAGACCTTGTGAGAATAATCCAGCGCCAAATTGAGCTTGTTGTTGAGCCGCTTGCTCTGCACCAGCCGCAATCTGTCGTTGTTGATTTGCCATAGCGTTGTAATAAGCCGCCAATTCAGGATTTGTAGCAGCCATTCCACCAGCCGCAGTAGCGCCAGTAGACAAGCCGCCACGACCAGTTTGGAACAACTGATTACGAATGTTGGCAAGCTGTTGCTCTTGTTGAGGAGCCAACAAAGCAGTCTGTTGCTGAACATAACGCTGACGGATGGCTTCTGGAGATTCACCCAGATATTGTTGGCCAAGGGCGCTCAAAGGCTGACCAGCCTGAGCAGCAAGATATTGCTGTGCCAATTGTTGTTGCTGACCACCTTGCATCAAACCCTGCTCAGTCATTTTTGCCAAGGCATCCTGATAAGCAGTTGTGGTGGCAGATGGGGTATAGCCTGCACTTACCAATTGACCAGTTACAGGGTCAACTTGGAACTGCGATGAGCCAAAGCGTGTGGTAATTCCAACAGGACGGAATTGAGCCATTGCAGCGGCTTGTTGACCAGCGCGTCTAGCCTCTTCTTGGGCGGCTTGGATAGCTTCTTTGGAGACTTGGCTTTGCACCATGCCGCCATATTGACCTAAACCACCTTGAATAATGTTTCCATACGATTGAGGACTTCCGCCGCCAAGAATATTAGAGCCAGAGCCTCCTAGACCACCTTGAACAGCGCCACCAAGCATACCGCCTAAACGAGCACCAGCAGGGCCTCCCAAATAAGCCCCAACACCAGTGCCAATTAGAGCAGCATTATCAAAGATAGGCGCTTGTATTTTTTTATAAATATCAGCACCAGAACTTAATGTATCTGTTACTAAATCGCCTGCTCCACCCAATACATCACCAACAAAACCGCCCATATTTATTCTCCTTTACGCTCTAAAGCGTAAATAAATGCCTTTGAACCATCCAATAACACAACTTCTTTTCTCATTTGAAATCCTATTGATTTTCCAAACTTGCCTAACTTCTTGTCATCCTCACGAACCAACCCCAAAAGAGCCATTCCAACCAAGTCCGACAAACAGCTCAAATCTTTCTCAAACCGCTTCTTAACTTCTATCGACCACTTGTGAACATCTACATGGAACCACAACAAGTTATCAAACAACTCCAAATACATTGTGTACTCATCTCTGAGCACCACAGGAACCTTACTAGACCGTTCCATTAGCAATGATATTGCCCAACACGGTCAAATTACCCGATGCGTCAATCTTTGCCACAGCAGTCGATGAGTTGTAGATGTACAACACATTGCTTGTCTCCACAAACGAAAAGTTTGTGAAAGTACCATCTGCCTTTGTAGCAATCGCAGTCGCAATATTGGTGAACTCAGTGTCAATCTCAGTTCCCTTGACAACCTTGCTAGCGTTGCCAGGCGACAAAGCATCCTTGGCAGCGAAATTCGTGGTTTTAGTGTAGTTTCCCATGTCTAGTCCTTATGCCAATTTGCCGTTCTTAGCCTGTATCTCAATCTTCTGAATGCTGACAGCAGCGCCAGCAACCTGTACTTCATAACCTGTTTGCACAACCTTGCCAAACCCAGAAGCCTGACCAACCAATGTGCTCAATTGAATGCCTTGCGAGTAATAAGCCACAGGAGAGCCATTAGCGCCATACTCAGCAGTGCCATATTCAGCCACAGTGGACACAGGAATGTTGGCAACAACAGAGTAATACTGACCGCTAAAGTCATATCCCCATTTGATCGTGAAGCCCTGATTTGAGCCACCAATCACTACCACAGAAATCTTCTTCAAGATGGATGTAATGTTCACATCACCCAAGTCAGAGTAATTGGTGAAATACTGCATCCGATAAGTGGCTGTATGGTCATAGTAAGTGCCATACTTGCAGACATAGCCATTCTTACCAATCAGCAAGTCACCATTGCGGCGAGAAAGCAAAGATGTAGGCTCAATAGAGTCCCAAGTCGTTACCCTTGCCGAACCATCTTGCAAAGTAGCCTTTGTGTCAAACACATAGACTTGCTTGGCAGTAGGCAAAGTCAGCAGGTAGAAAGCCTCTTTCTCAGAGTACACAGCCTTGATGTTTGCCGCAGTCTCACCAGAAACATATGTCATCAAGTCATTGCGGACATTCTTTGACAAGTCACGCAAAGGCGCAGACTTCTCTTGAATAGTACGCAACAGGCTACGCACACCACTGTCAGACAAGAAAATAATGTCAGTGCCAGTAGAGACAATCGAGTCACGAGCAATACAACCAATGCTTCCAATGGTGTCGCTCAAAGCCATAGTAGACGGGGTTGTAGCGCCCTGATAAACCAAGATTTGACGCTTGCCAAAGATGACCAAAAAGCCATTGTGAGCACCTAAACCAGTCACCTGATCTGCGCCATTTGCCCACACACGAGACACATCCAAGCTGCCAGAAGTGCCTGTTGACCACACATGGCCTGCCAACAAGTCAGAGAAGTAAACAGTGGCATTGTTTGTCGTTGTATCAGCCGCCCACAAGCGACCAAAAGCAGAGATAACAATATTTCCAGATGGCACAGTACCTGTATAACCTGTTTTCTCAGACACACGGCGATAAGTGGTTGTGCTCACCGCAGGGTCGTAAATCAATGGGTCGTGACCAGACTGGAAGAAATAAGTAATTCCATTCAAAGAAGCACAAGACCAGTTGCTTGCAGAGATGGTCGGCGCAGACCCTCCCCCCCCATAGGTCAATTCCACAACAGCATTTGAGCCATCGAGCTTAAATATCTTGTTGTTACCAGCAAACAACACAGTCAAAGTGCCATCAGCCTGAATCAACTCGTGCATTACCTTGACATCATTAGCGCCAAGGTTGCCAGATGAAGAGTTAACACGGGAAAAGCCTTTACGCGCACCAATACGACCATATTGGTCAATCACGCAGTTCACCGCAATGGCAGCAAACCCAGATTCAAGCGTCAAAGGGCTATCTTGGGTGTTCAACCCATAGAAGCCTGGAGCCTGAACGCTGAATGTGCGGAGTGCTTGTGTCATACGGCATCAAACCCATCGTTATCAGGGAAACGAGTGCCCTCCAAAGCAATGTAGTCAGACAACATAGACCGATACAAAGCATAAGCCTCAGAAGACGACAAGCCACCATCCTCGCCACGCTCAACCAAAGCACGAGCATAGGCGTTTTGCACAATCAACACATCAGGAACCAAAACCACAGTGTTGTCAGATGACAAAGTGGCTTGAGGGATGGTCATAAAGAACTTCAAGGTATAAACACCATCAGGTCTTGGATAAACCGTTACCTTGGTGTCATAGCTACCATCCACGCCATCAAACGCAAACTCTGTCGGCACTGTGTTTACAGTAGGCGTAAAGTTCTGTTTGCGGTTCATGTCAGCGGTGCTGATGTTCCGCATTGTGATGTTGCTTGTGGTGTTCAACACATTGGTGACTTGGAACTTCTGTCCAGCACCAGTCAAAGAATAAGATGCAGTGCCACTAGCGGTTGTGACAGTCAAAGTCTGACCAAGCACATTCCAGGCAAAAGCATCTTCAATCTGACGCTTTGCATCGTTGACAAACTTGCCAATCAAGGCTGAATAAGTAGTTTCACTAACAGTAGTGACAACAGGCTCACGGAGCCTGACCAGTACATCGTTAACCAATTCTAGGTAGGTCATGCTCTTGTCAACCCCTCTTCTTCAATGGTTACAACAACAGCAAATGTTGAACCAGTCTCAGTTGTAACCTTCAATTGATCTCCCTCTTCCATCACAAAATAGGCAGAGTTGTCCCAATCAAAGGTTGTTTTAGATGTAATTGTTTGTTGATAAACAACAGAATATGTTGCAGATGCAGATGAATCAACCCAGTCAAATGTAATGTGTTTATTTGACGATGTGGCATTTGCGGCGCGTAGCAAAACAACCTTTGCATAGTACCCAGTAGGCACTGTGTAAAGTGTTGTCAATGTATTGGCAGTGGGATTTGCTCCAACTGATAATGCTCTCATTTCGCTTTCGCCTTGTTCCTTGCGGATATAGCTTTAGCTTTTGCCTTTGCATCAGCCTTGGAGTTAGCACCCCATGCTTTTAGCGAAAGAAGCAGTCTGGTTGGTTCACCGTTCTTGTACTCAGGGCCTTCCATGTTGCCCATTCGTGCCAAGAAACTCGCTCTGCGGGGATTATCCCCTGATTTAACTGGAGGCTTCAAATTGCCACCAGTTGCCGCATTATAAGACGCTCTGCCCTTGGCATTCAAGCCGCCTTTTGCATTTTGACCAGCTTTTGTTTGCCAAGTAGGAGTCTTCATTTCTTCCTCGCGGCTCTCATGTTGTCAACTAGGTTTGGATAAGGTCTGCCAGCCGCTTTAGCCATCTTCTTTGCCGCAGCTTTCTTGGCAGGTGTCAGAGGTTTTTGTGCTCCCAAGCCTTTGGGTCGCTTTTTATCCCAAACCTCTTTCATCACATACCCCGTTTTGTCTTATTCTTCATGGTGCGCTGACCACGAGAAGGCATGGGCTTAGACTTGCCAGCAGATGATAAAGCAATGGCAATCGCCTGTTTCTGAGGCTTTCCTGCCTTCATCTCAGTGCGAATGTTGGCGCTGATAGTCTTTTGTGAAGAACCTTTTTTCAGAGGCATGGTTTTCTCCTTAATAGAGGACTTTGGCAGTGATAGTGCCAGAGACATAAACAGTGCAATTGGCGCGCAAATACTTTGGAGCATTGGCAACTGTAATCAAACCATCGGCAGTCAATGAAGAGCCTAATGTTGACCAGCTAGAGCCGTCCAAACTGCCCTGCAAAACAACAGTTGCAGATGTAATTCCGTTTACTTGCAAGAATGCAGGCGCTCCAGCATCACATTGGACTGCTTTAGAAGCTCCAGTGGCTGTAACCGCACTTAGAAGGGTTGTTGGGGCGCTTAAAGAAGCCATTATTTTTCCTTAGTGATTGGCCCACCAGATTTCCACGCATCACAAGTACGGGCCGCTGCACAAGTGAATTGGAATAAGTCGCAATATCCTAAATCAGCCGCCTTGACAAATTGTTCGTCATAAGACAGCTCATTTTTGCCCTCATCCTTCTCTAAACCGCCAATAATGCACTCCATCATGGCAGGAGTTTGGATGAAAGCAGCACAATTTCCACATCTCATGCCCTTGATGGCAGAGGTAGGCGCGTTGTACATCTTGGCCTTTTTCAGCCAAAAAGCGTCATTTGGCTCATTTGGATTTGGTGGGCCATACCCATATTCCTTGAAAGCATGGTTGCGATGCTTCAGGTTGACACTAACATCTTGTGTTGCCAATGGGCAAGTCTTTCCTGAGAGCAATCCTGGCTTCATTTGAGGAATCTCCCACCAATAAAGGTAATCAGACCACCCGCCATTGAAGCGATGGTCATACCCATCCAAAAGCCACCCTTGGACTTGTTGGCAAGCTCAAGCAATGCCTTTACATCCTTGGAAAGCTCATGAACTTCGCTTTGTAGAGCCTCTACTTGAGCCTCTAACTTGCCAAACTCTCTTGGACTAATGTCGCTCATGCCAACACCTTACGAGGCCGACCTAACGGCTTTCTAAGTACCAAAGTTTGTCTTGTTCCATCTTCGTTTTCCACCTCAACACGAGAAGAATCATCTATCTGTGTGTATTCAGGGTGTCTACGCATTTCCTGTATATCGTGGTCAAAACTAAACTCAACGACATTACCAGTGCGATTACATTTGAACAAGGCCATAAAAATCCTTAATTAAGAAAGGGAGGACAAGTCCCCCCTCCCTATTAGACCATGCGAGCAATCACAAGGTCGATTGTGCAAGAAGCCAAATCAACGGCTCCACCAGTTGTGTTGGTGGTTGCAATGGTCACGGTGTTTGCAGCCGAAACATAAGCGCGGCGAACTAAACCTGCCTCGCTCACACTGGCTGACATACCCAAAACCATATCGCCCAAGGCAACGCCTGGGACTGTCACTGTATCAGTAGCTGCTGCTTGGTCTGCCACAGAAGCAGAGTTCAAGGTGCAAACGACTGACCATGTATCACTGAAAACACCACGGAATTGGTCATTGCCGCGACGGGTTACAACTGCTGATGCTGCTGCCATTTCGTTTCTCCTAATTAGGTTTCAAAAAGACCCCCCACCACTAGGGCAGGGGGAGCAACTGCAATTAGGCTGGAACGGCCAAAGCGAAGAAGCTAGAAGACTTCGCTGCACCAGTAGAAGCTGCGCTACGCAAAGCTGCCACGCCGTACAGAGTGTCAGAAGTGAACAGAGTAGCAAGGTATTCTTGCTTGTACTGCACTTGTGAACGCACTGCCACTTGCTCAACCAAAACCATCGAATCACGATGACCCATGATCGCCACACGAGCAGCGTTTGAGCCAGAAGTGGTGTCGCAGTTGGAAGACACAAACACGGGGATGCCGTACAAGTTACCGATTTCACCAGTGCGGATTGCATCGCCGTTGCCAACGAATGCCTGCTCGGTGTAACGGGCAAGACCCATCAAAGTGTTGCGGCTTGAGGGAGGAATCAGGAAGAAACGATTGTCCATAGGAGTATCGTTGTCGTCCAAACGTTGAATGGTGCGGCGGATAGCTGCATCAGTCAAAGCCGATTCGTTGTTGCTAGCTGCCACATAAGCAGTAGTACCGTCACCACCAACATAAGCGGTGTTGTAAGCAGCAGTACCGCCACCACCGTTGGCAGAACGAGCCAATTGCACCAAGTCGGTGTCCACTTGACGAGCCAAAGCATAGCCAGCGTCAGAAGTGTAGAAGTTACGCAAGCTGTTCAAGGCTTGGGCTTCCACAATGTCTTCGATCAAGCGGCTATATTCATAGTGCTTGTTGATAGACACTTGGACTTCAGACTCAGTAGCTGCAATCAAGGTCACAGCGGCTTCAGAAGCCTTGGCAGAAGCAGAACCACGGGTAGGAGCTGGAATGTGAACGGTGTCACCTTTCTTGCCCTTGAAGTTCATCTTCATAACCAGGTTTGCCAAAACCAAGTTCTTCTTGTATGCAGCAACAATCTCATCACTCCAAATCTCTGGAATGAAATTAGCTGCGGTAGTGGTTGTTACACTATTTGAGGGGGAAAATGATGTTGCCATGTTAAATCTCCAAAAAACGATAGTTAATTACTTAACCCTACCCTCTGCGTATGCCTGCATGATTTCTTCAGACAAGGCTTCGTAGCGGTTCGGGTCTGTCATCTTCAGCCGAATAAGGTCAGCCCTTCGGTAGACTCTCTTTGTACTTTCACCAGTCCCACCCACATCAACTGTCGCGGCTTTCAGATTGCTCTTTCGAGTAGCTTCACCAGCATCACTGGTTTGCTTAGTCTTCACACCACGCAACGCCTTGTAAGTAGTCAGCAATTCGTTAGCACTATCGTAGTCATATTCACCATCAGCTTTGGCGTATAACCCAAGGCGAACGGGAGAAGACTTCACCCAATTCACAAACTCAGGGTCTTGAGCAATCTGACCGAAATCAGGGTGCTCTGCCGATAGCTTTTGCTGAATCTGCATCTTTTTGAACTCCATAGCCGCTTGGCGACCAGCGAGTACATCAGGATGGTTATCAACAGTTTTACGAATCGCCTCTTTGGGATTTTCAAAGAAATCTGGTTCAGGCTCTTCCTCTTTAATAGGTTGCGACTTGGTGGCGAGGTTTTGCTTAATCAGTTCATCGGCTAGTTTCCGAGTTTCACCAACTTCCTGAGCCTGTTTACCAATGAGCTTTTCAGCCTCTTGGTGCATTCTGACGACTTCTTCTAGGGTTTTATTCCTGTATTTCTCAGGCAACTCTGTCAAAGTCTCGGCTTCGGGTAAGCTGTCTTTCTTCTCTTCTTCTACTTCTAACTCACTCAGCTTCTCGTCTTCATTGTCAATCAACATATTGTTTCCTTTTCCTGCCGTTATCGGTTCTAGGACATTAAACTCGGCATTTCTGCTTAAGAGTTTTGCTTACGCTCCGCTTTCAATTTCTCCTGATGCCTGCGGTCAAACTGCATTGCTGCCGTTGGGAATTGACCTGACCAACCCTCAAGATTGAATTTTGGAGCACTTATTGTGCGACTGGCTGTACCGCCACACTCACATTGAACACTCGCTGTCTCATAATCAGTGAGCTTATCAATGCGTTGTCCACAATTGCAGACAAATTCATAGATTCTTTTCATTCAGTTCCTCATACGCTCTGTTGCTGACCTCTTTCAAGGTTTTTAGCCACGTTAGGATAGAAAGTTCACCCTTTTTGAATTGTAGACTTTTTTCGTCAGGGATTGTACTGATATTGTTAAGAGATTCAATCATCTTGTCAATATCTTCAATCAGGTCTTTCCATCCCTGACCGCCCATCATCTCAAAGCGGCTCTCGTAATACTTTTGCAATTCAGGACTCAACTTTAGGCTCCTCTTTGGGAATCTGGGGGTCTGCCTGCTCTTTAATCTTCATCACCAATGGGTAAGCGCCAGATTTGGTAGGCAAGTCGCCCAAAACCTGAAGAATCCCATTTACCTCATCAACGGTCAAAACTAGGCGTAATTCCATCATTCTGCCGCCTGTTGCAAAGGAGTCAAATCATATCCATCAAACATATCTTTAGCCAACTGAATACGCAGGTGCTCTTTGTTGCGCTCAACAGTTGCAGCCCATTCCTCATCGGTCATATCTTCAGGTTGTCCTGCGTTGATAAGATTTACTGAGTCAATGGCAGCCATGTAATGGCGTACGATTTGTTCTTCTTGGGTGAGTTCAATCATGGGTGTGCTTCCTTGTATGCGTCAAATTCTGCTTTGAGTTCTTGGATGGCTTTAACCAACACAGAAACTATGCGGTCATAAGAAACTGAATCAGCCTGACCTTCTTTGTTAACTCCGACCAATTCAGGAATGATGGGTTGCAGTTCTTCAGCAATCAAACCAACATCCGAACGCCCGTCATCTTTGTATTCAAACTGAGTAGAGCGCATCTGCATTACATGGCTCAAACCATAAACGCTGTCACGAATGTTGTCTTTGTAACGAGCAGAAGAAGTGTCGTATGTAAGAGCGCCTGTTGAGCTGTTGTATTTAAGCGCATTTGTTCCCGCCCCCGCTGGAGCTGTAGCATAAAACCAAGTGCCGCTACCATTAATGTACATCCGTGGATTTCCATCCCCATCAGACAGCACGATGAATCCGCTTCCTGTGCGAATGTCTAAGCCGCCTGTGTTTCCATCGTAGCGACCAAGAATGGTGTTCTTTTGGCCCGATGTAATACTGTAACCAGCACCTTGCCCCACAAATGTGTTAAATGAAGTTGTGACGTTGTATCCAGCTTCTCGACCAACACAGACGTTCCAACCACCACCGACGTTGCTATAACCTGCAACTTGACCAACGTAGGTGTTAACAGCGCCCGTTGTTGTGCTATACCCCGCCTGATAACCCACGGCTGTGTTGTTGCTTGCTGTGGTGTTGGAGTACAAAGCACCATCACCAACGGCAGAGTTGTAACTGCCAGTTGTGTTTGAGAAACCAGAGTTAGCGCCTAAGAATGAGCACGATGCTGCTGTCGTTGAAGTGCGTCCTGAGTCAGTACCAACAGCGGTAAAGTTAGTTGCGCCGTTTACAACCCAACCAGCTCTAGCGCCAATCGCGGTAATTGAATAGCCGTTTGTGTTTGCCTTACCAGCTTCGTAGCCAACGGCGGTTGTAAATGTGCCAGTTGTATTAGCCGCCAAAGCACTAGCACCAACAGCGGTGTTTGTAGATACTGAGCCAGCGCCTCGGCCTACTGTTAAGCCATTCACCACAGAATCTTTAGCCAAAGTAACAACTTGACCAGTAGAAATATCTACTGCCTCAGTCGTGCCATTGGTCTTTATCTTCAACGCACCTGCGCTGTTTAACGAGCCATCATTAAGGGTTAATTGTGTTGCCATATCTCTTTTCCTTTAAGGTGTTCCATTTGCAACAATGTTCGTTGCAGAGGTTATTACGCCAGTTGAAGACATTGACGCAATTGTAGTCGCGCCATATTTGAATAGCAATTTGCCACCAGATTCTTCAATCGTGAAGTTTGTTGTCAGCAACTTAGGCGTACTTGCCGCTGTACCAGTCGTATTCTGGTTCAAAGTAGGTACATCAGCCGCAACAATTGCCCTGAATGTTGGCGCACCAGATGAGCCATTGGGGGCAGCCAAGAAGTAATTTGCAGTCTTGGAAGCAAACGGATTCTGCGTGTCACCATAACCACTTGCCAAGCTAATAGCAGGTGTATTGCCACCGCTAGAAGCCACAGGACTTGTACCAGTCACGCTTGTCACAGTACCAGTATATTGGTCGCTTGAGGTGACGGTAAAGTTGGGATAAGTCCCACTGATTGATGTGGTTCCACCACCAGTCAAACTAACAGTCTGATCTGGAGAGGAGTTAGTAATGGTGAAGTTGGGATAAGTCCCAGAAGTGCTAATCCCTGTCCCTGCTGTCAAAGCAACCGTCTGGTCAGGAGAGGAATTAGTAATCTGTCCAGTAGAACTGTTGTAGCTAATCCCTGTACCCGCACTCAAAGCTCCACGAGCACGAGCATCTGTGTAATACAGGTTTGTGCCTTCAGAGATATTGGTAGAGGTCAGCGTAACAGCGCCAGTCTGTCCGTTAACCGACACCACCAAGTTTGTTTGGTCAATCTTCTGCCAAACAGTGCCATTGAATATCAGCCAATCACCAACCACCCAGTCAGTAATACCATCCAAGTTGGTAGAGCCTGATGTGCCAACAATGTAGTAGTAGTTGGTTGTGCCAACACCTGAGGCCAAAGCAGGGGAGTTGGTTGAGGCATTCCATGTGCCTTGGTAGGCTAAACCACCAGAAATGGCATTGATCTGGTTTTGCAGGCTTGTCAGAGTGTCAAGAACAGACTGAGAAGTACCACCGCCATTAGCACTAACGACTTTGATGCGTTCTGCAAGCTCAGGAGCAACAACCTCACCAACATTGAGTTCACGACCACTAGACAACTCAATAATAAGGCTACCGTCAAAATCAATCCGAGCAGAGGTGACAGAAATACCATCAGCACCATCCACTCCATCGCGCCCATCTCTTCCAGGTTCACCACGAAGACCTTGAGGCCCTTGGCTTCCGTCCCGCCCGTCTTTTCCATCTCGCCCATCCTTTCCGTCCATGCCATTTCTCAGGCTTGACGCTTTTTCTTGGATTGTTTGGCTTAAATCACTAAACTTGGCTTCCAAGTCTGACTTGATTTTCTTCAAACCTTGGATAACAAGCTCTGTGCTCTTGCCGATAGACTCTTGACGGGCGGATTCTAGGCGTGATTGTGCTGATTTTTGAAGGGCGGCAACCATCTCTAACTGCTGTTCAGCAGATAGTCCAGCAACCCCCAACTTCTTTTCTAAATCAACAATATCCATCACGAAAGTTCCTTGGATAAGCGGTCTAAAAAGTCTTTTTCAACCTGCTGGCGCTTGTCTGACATTTGCATCTCAACAATCTTGCTCTTGTTCTTAATGTCAGCCTCTTTGAGCATCAATTCTGCAATCTTGGCGCGTTTGTCAAACTCACGCTGATTAGCGTCATCTTCATTTGGCAGGTTTTTGGTCAACGAAGCAGCCATTTTTGCCTGAACTTCTTGAGGCATCAACTGTGCTTCAGTCATCAACTTCTGAGCCTCAGCACGATTCTGCTCTGCTTGGGTAGTTTGTACCGCAATCTGAGCCTGAGCCGCTTGCAAAGCCAATTGTTGCTGAACTTGTTGCAATTGTTGGGCTTGTTCATCAGGCTGGCTCATCTTGTCCAAAGCCGCCATCAACTCATAACGGTTTGACAGGCTAGAGTTAGCCAAAATGCCCTTCAAGATGATTGGCAGGACAGGGGTGTTTGGCCCCAAAGTCTGCAACAAGCCAATAAACTGCTGTTGTTCATGCTCACGAGCAATGATTCCAAGCGTAGCAGTGGGAATGAAGTTCATGTCCACAGAAGGATAACGCTCAGGGTCAAACTGCATGAATCGGAAGGCTGCTTTCTTGATAAAAGGAATCAAGAAATCCTCTTGGAAGTTCACCAAAGTGCGCTTGTACTTCTTGATAATAGAAGCTACAGCCATTGACATACCGCCCTGACCACCATCACGAGCAACATTGCTGACCATGCCCTGAGAATCCAAAGTTCCAGTAGCTTGTAGCAGCATACGCTCAAAAGCCTGAGCTGTTGCCAAGTTGTTGGGGTCTGTATTGCCGAACTTGAAGGGATACAGAATCTCCGAAGGCGCACCATTTGTCAGGATTGCCTTGCCAGGCTTGACTTCAAACTTCATTCCACGGGGCAGACGGGTTGCATCCATCGCAATCATGGGAGAAGTGGTCAAAGCCAGAGAATCTAAGTGGCTACGGGTCTGGGCATCAATAGCTTTCTGCATATTGAACGCCTTTTCCACAGTGCCACGACCCAAAAGACGGTTGGGAACAGTGTCATCTTGGTACGCCAAGACGGGTCTGTCCTTCATCATGTAAGGATTTTCCTCAGCCTTGAGCAACAAACCATCGTTGGCAATCACAACAATGGCTTCAACCAAGTCAGAATAGTCCTCAGCAACAGAGTTTTCAGGGAAAAGATCAACAACCTCTTTGTTTTCCTTGAGATTGTTCAAGTATTCACGAGGAACCAAGCCATAGTAGGTCAACAAAAGGACTTTTTCATCCTGATATTGGCTGACTTCTTGAGTAGGCTCAAGATCTGTGTCTTCACCACTTGTGCCAATGTCCACCTTGCGGTAGATGCCACGCTCAATGCCCTTGACCACCTTGTGAATCGAGACATATTTCTCAATGGCAACACCCATACAGTCATCAATAGATGTGCCGTTGGGGTCAAACAAGAAGTTCTTTGGGTTGACGGGGACAATCTTGACACCAATACGGTCACGCTCTAGCACACCAATGGCTGCCTGACCAACTTGACCAGGAATCGGCTTGGTAGCAGGGACATATTCTTTCTCGGTGGTGACAATGACTTCACCGATGCCAGTGCCATAAATCTCTGCCATCAACTCAATCTGGTCAATGGACTTACGGATTTTGTCTTTCTTGAAGTCTTCCATCAACTGAGCTTTGATTAGCTCAATGTCAATTGGGTTGCCGTTCACATCTTGGATGTTGTCTTCAATATCAAAGAAGTCGCCCTGACCAAAGATGGCTTCCATGATTTCGGCATGGCGGGTTTCTACGGCTTGTTGTGTGGCGGGGGTGACGATGCGTGAACGCTCAGACTCACGGGTCTTGTCTTCTACTGCCCACTGACCACGGAAGATGCGTTCATATTCCAACCAATCTGGTAGGAAGTTAACATCACGGTAGTCACGCCATTTCGTGCAATGACTGGTTACAAAGTCCGTAAGTTCTTTATCAGCCTCCGTAGGCTCGTAGAACTCACTCTGCTCTAATTTGACTTCGTTGTTTGTTGCCATTACACCCCCGATATTACGTCCACAGGCTCCCAATCATCTTCTTGGTCGTCAACAAAGTAAGAAGTGACCGCCAATTGATCTATGTAGCTAAGGCTGTCAATCAAGTCGTCATGCACACCAATCGAGGGAAACAATAGGAGTTGGTCAATAAACTCATCCCAGTTTTCCTCAGAATTGAGCACAATTCGTCCATGTTCGAATCGCCCCTGAAGTGACCAGATAATACGGTCGGCCTTTTTGCGATTGCCGTGGGTCAAGTCAACTATGTGCGAATATACATTACTTTTTCGCATTAAGTCACTTAAATATGGCAAAACTGCGTTTTTCAGCGCCCCCTTCTCAATTCCGATGCTCAAAGGACGGTAATCCCGCATCTTCATCAGAATCTTGGAGGCTGTCTCCCTCACATCCCATCGACCATATTCAACCTCTTTGACAAACCACTTCCCATCATCCGTGACCTTCACCACAGAGATGGCGGTCTGGTCAAGGCGTTTCTTGGAGTTGGCCGCCTGCTTTGCCACTTCTTCAAAGCCAGCCAAGTCAACAGCCACAAAGTAGCTACCCATCTCAGGCTCAACCCCGTATTTCAGCCATTCTTCCTTAAAGATATTACTACCAGCATTGGTAAAACTTGCCATGTATTCTTGCTTGAAAGCAAAGGTAGACAAGGTTTTCTTGGCAGCCTCAATCTCTTCTGGGTCGATCAGGGGGTTGTCTTGGGTTGTGAAGTGCCAAGATTTCCAGTCTTTATCCTCTGCGCCTTGGCCCAGTCTAAACATATCGTGGAACCAGTTTCTGCCTTTGGGGGTTCCGATGAACATGGCTCGTCCTTTTTTGTCGGACAAGGAGGCTCGGATAACTTGCTCCCACGCTTCTGGCTTGATGTCTGCGACTTCATCGAGGACTGCATAGGTAAGGGAGACTCCACGGAGGGTGTCAGGTCTGTCGGCTCCTCGGACATAAATAGTCGCTCCATTGATGGTTGTGATATTTTGGTTGTTGATGTGGGAACTCTGGATGACTTCCCGTCCCAAATCCATGATTACATCCCAAATAATCTGACGCGCCTGCCCGTTTGTTGGGGCTACATACATCACGGCAGACCCTGCTGGACAGCGCAAAGCCTCAATCAGTAAGGTAACAGCGGCAAGGCGAGACTTACCACATCGGCGGCCAGCGGCAATGACTTTGAATCGGGTAGGATCGGCAAAAACCTCTTGTTGCCAAGGCAGTAGGGAAAAGTTCAGATCAGACATTCTTATCCTCTACATCTTCAACATCATCGGCATCAATGGTCTTGGAGCCGCCAATCTCAACGCCACCAATCCCACTGATCGTGATGTTAACAGCCGAACGCTGTTTGCCTTCTTTCTCAAACATCGAGACTGGCAGCATCCTATCCATGCACAACTTGATAGCGGCTAGTTGGGCAGGGTGTTCATCATTGAGGGCAATCTCCACGGCTTTGTGGACAACACGGCTACCAGCACTGTTTATCAGTAGATTCTTGAGTTCTTTGAGTTGACCTGCCTCTGTTTTTGGCATGGGTAGGATGTTTGGCTTTTCAGCAAAGCTCGTCAGGCTGAACTTCTTGTTTGTCGAGCCTTTTGGTCTACCAGGGGGTCGTTTTTTAATTTCTGTCATTACTTTTGTCCACAAAGGGGAAGTTATGTTGGTGGCTCCCATAAAGCAGGGTTAGGGCGCAATTGAACGAAATACCCCACGGGGCTAATCCGTTTCCACCAACACGGCTGAGGACTGTTAACTAGGAACTACCGTCTAGACAGTAGCCAGTCCCCATGCGTCTTGGTGTATCGCAATCATAAGTCACATTGCGTTGTTTAACAATAGGGAAAACCCTGATATAGTGTTATCACTCCACGGGGGCATGACCCACCCCTCTATGCGGTTGAGCCGACCAAATAGGATAAACGTGATGAACTAGGCGAGTTTCTAGTAACCCTCTGCTAACGCTGTGATAGCGCCGCAGACAAGGCGAACGGGGCAACGTTGCTTAGGCTTCCATAGTCTGACAAACATGGTTGTAATCTAGATAAACGAGAGGCTCTCTCTTTCAAGAGACTTACCTGTATATACGGGTTACAGGCTATCGTCCATACACACCAAGTCTGCTTACCTACTCTTCCATCACCAGCCAGAGCTAGACAGAAAAAAGCTAGTTTTGCTTTTCGTGTGGAGGAGAGGCACCCACAAAAATCTCCCCACCACCACACCCCCTCCCCCATAGTAAGCACTAACTAACCACGAAGTTAGCGAGCACACACTAGCATCGATGTGTTGCGTATATACAACACGAAGTGAGATGAATTGTGTTCATGAGGGTGAAAGTGAGATG